GGTGATTGTGGGTCTCCGGTTCTGTGTGGTTCTTCAGTTCTTGGTATTCATGTCGGAACTAATGGTCCTGATGCTGGTAACAGATTTGTGGCGTTTGCACCTCCTATTAGGGGGTGGTTAAATGCTATTTGACTGATTTTTGATAGAAAGTTTGCTTTATTGGGTATTAAGTTGAGTGACCCAATACCTGCGAACTATAAACGATATAAACACTTAACCCCGGTTGTTTATGCACATAAAATACAACCCTATACCAAAGGAGAATATAACTTTGATGTTCGTCCTTGTCAGTATTGGCAAGATTTTTCTCTTACCAATGACGTTAGTGCTGTAGAAGAATTAGCAGATTGTGTAGTAGTTCTTCCTGCTACGCAATCTGCTGAAAAGAGCGTGATGAAACGTGATGTTCCATTGAATTATCCTAGGTATGATCCTGCTTATTTGGTAGCGGTTGATTATTGTTGGGATATGTTAAAGGTTGTTTTGTCTGCTCCTATTATGACCGCTACGTCTGTCTTTGATATTAAAAGTAACTCTTCCCCTGGAACTGAATTGAAAGCCAATGGTTCAAAAACCAAAGCAGATTCTTTAAATAATCCGTTATTTTGGTCTCGGCTTCTTAAAACTGACCATGTTCCTATATTTAACACTTCTATGAAAGAAGAGTTTAAAGAGTTATCAGATGTTTTAAACGGTAAAATTCGATCTTTTTATTGTGCACCATTTTATTTTGTAATGGATGAAAAGATTTTGTATCAGAATCAAAATGAAAATATTCATAATAATTGCAATACCTCTTGGATTAAATACGGTATGATTAAACAATATGGTGGGTGGCATCGCTTTTGCGTTCCTTTTGAACGTTATCAGTATATTATTGAGAGTGATGTTTCCGGCTGGGATTACAATTGTTATAATGGAGATGTTTATTATCTTCGCAATCGTGGATTAAAATGTCCAGATTTTATGATAGAATTACGTGAATTTATCACTTATTTTAGTTGTTATCCGTGTGTCCTTACGCCGGATGGTCTTGTTGTTCAATGGAACACAGGAAATGCTTCAGGCATGGCAAATACTACAACTAATAATTGTATTAAACATCAAATAATTATACTTCACATTCTTATTGAGTCATGGTTTTCTGGCCATGGTCGATACCCTACTCTTTATGATATTCATGAACACGCCCTTTGTGCTATTTATGGTGATGATAAATTTTTAGGAATAAATTTGGATTCTTTTCAAATTTCTGTTTCTGAATTCGTTGATATAGAGCGTCGTGTTTACAGTCTTCATGGTATGGTAATAAAG